CGTTGCTCAAACTGGTGATACAATGGAAAACGTATCCGTGTTCTTCGTGCAACTTCTTGACATACTTGATGGCATCACGGAGAGGCGGCAGTTTGCGAATCGTGGCAGACTCGTTGAACATCCTGACAAGTCTTTTCTTGTCATTGTAGTTCAGTCCGTACTTCTCATTGATACTGTAAACATTGGGCACCGCAATTGGATACTCATGTTTGGCCATCCAACGATCAAAAGAGAATTCCCAATCGCACAAGACCCCATCGCAGTCAGTCAGAATGACTTTGTTTTTCACGGAACCTCTTCCCACTGGACTTCGCTGTACAGAACGTCAGCACCTTCTTCCTTTAGTAGTGCGTGGGCCATGTCAGTGACCCCGATCTCATGTATCTCGGACGGATACATGTCGAAAGTAACCTCAAACTCTTCAAAAAACGCTCTGTATTTTTTCATGCTGCCACCTCTTCTGGTGCATACTTGTCCAACCAAGAACGAAGCTCACTGTAAGGAATTTGGTCACCGTTCACCATCTCAAAAGAGACACCGTGACTGACCTGCTCTCCGTTGTTCAACACATCGTAGGCATCGTACTGTTTTGCGATCTCGCTCCGCATACCAGACATAGTTCGGTTTTCAGTCGTGCGGTGAAAACAGATGCGATCTTCCTTGATCGTGCCATAGTAAGGAGCATCCCACTCCTCACAGTGATCTGACAGACGGAAGTCGATATCATCGACCACAGTCTCGCCAACAGAATACTCTTCAAAGTACTCCGACTTGCTGGTGCAAGAGGCTTCAACACGAGCCCACCACTCAGGAGACATATTCTCCTCAATGGTGCAGTTAAAGATATAGGTGTTGCCAAACTTTGGCTTCCAGTACTGCGGGCACTCGCCCTTGCCGTCCCAATCGTGGGCGCCATAGTTTTCCATGTGTTGTGTTTGAATAATGGCTTTCATTTTATTTCTCCCAAAATTTGTGAGATGAGATGTCCCACTTTTCTTCGACAGGTTTCCCATACTCATCTTCATCAACGCAGATGTAGGCAACGGTCTTCAGTATCCGAGCGTAACGGAACCCATCAAGGGTCCAGAGTTTGTGGGGAAAGTCTTGAGCAAACTCAAGGTCTGTATTGCGTGAATACTCATGATAACCACCGACTGAACGCTCACGGAAACACCCTACTGTATTCGGATAATCTTCCCATTTCGCCATTCCCATATCACTCTCACTCTCTCATCAATTTAGACTACCATTATAAGCCATTTTGAAGCAAATGTCAAATTTTTCTGCCTCTGTAAGTCATTGATTTGTAAGGAAAAGTAAAAAAAAGTTGAAATAATTTCACGCGGATGGGCGATATTTGTCGTAAAATCGACCCCATTGCCAGTCCTCTGGTATCTCAGAGTCCGCCCTGACAAGGTGCATCCTGCCATCTGGTTCGACACACCATCGCATCTTTGGTCTCTCATACGCACGCTGGCGAATCTTGGCGATGGTTTCTGGGCGGTGTTTCCGGCCATACATTGGGTTGAATTCACCACGCCGAGTTCCGGTCATCGTCTCGGAAATCTTGCGTTTGTGATCCTCTTTCAATCCACCCTTGGCGGGGTGTTTGTCACCCAGTTTTGCCTGTCGTATGCGTTCCCGTCCTTCTGGTGTATGCCATGAAGTTCTATCTCTACACTTATCCACGATAGGCAGATTGCGTTTGTTATATGTTATGACGTACTCTCGCACACCCTCAACCGTTGATTGTTTGATAATCAATTCTCTGGGTTTGGGTACAAGTTGAAGAGTGTTTTCATCTACAATCCAAAACTCTTCTCTGCACTGGAATAGAAAAAATCTACTTGCTCTAGTCATTTGATGGAATACCTCAACACCTTTTCGTTGTTGAGACTTTTTGGTAGTGAATACTTGTCAAGGTCTATATTTCCGATTGGCCACCTGTTCAACATTTTATCAGGGCAGTGCTTACTATGCCACTGATTAAACTCGGTACTCCGCAATATTTGATTGTAGTGTTTGTCCACATCGATCATAATGTTTGGAGTCATGAATGCATTTCCAGTGATGTCATCATTGGTTGGATCATCGCCATCCAAGTAACAACACACCAAGTCTTTGCCTAAGATGTCATTCGATAACCAAACGTTAAAGTCTGTTTTCTCCGCTCGGTGGTCAAACATATCAAACTCAGGCCTTATCCGATGAAAGAATAAGGAGTCATCATCAGAATTAAAATTGGCACTGGTGTATATTATATTGTGGCAAACACCCCTGTATTTGTTTCTAAGAGGCAAACTGTCCCAAGAAACAAAAGTCTCCAACAAGTGTACTGACTGATTGATATCATGTACTCTTTCATCCAGCAGAGGATCATCTGATTCATTGTTTTTCAAAAAACATTGAGTAGTGAATTCTCTGTGCAGGATATTCAAATCCGATTGGCGTATGTCAACCTTTGCGTTCCATGTGTACTTCACTCTAGAAAGAGCTTCAAAGGCAATAGTCCAATCATACTGTGGTATATTGTCTCTACAATACTCTAGGGCCCGCTCCAATTTCTCTATAATCTTGACAATCCTTTCCCTAGACACCTTGACATGTCCTTGATATGGTGACCAACTAGAAACTTGAAAGTCTTTACTGAGAACCTTGTGACGTTTTCCTCGGAATTGACTTATCTTTTTCATGTACACGGACCACTTCTTCGCAAATTCAGTATCTAATACATCTATTACGAATCTAGAAGTGGTTGTGGTGACATCAATCTGCATTTAAATGCGGGGAACGGTATCTTTCAGTCTGACCAGCATCTCTAGCTTATCGTCATACTCTGCCGCACGGCTAAGTTCTTCTTCGATTGTGGCCAATATATCTGGATGTTCAGCAACACCAACTCCATTCTCCATGAGAATTTTTGCGTTGGTCAAATGTTTTTCTCTCATAGATTCAAACAATGCTTGGAGAGTACGAGTAATTTGTTCTTTCATTTTGATACCTTCTTCTTTTTCGGTGTCTTTTTCTTAGTCTTGACAGGTTTGTTGTACCCAGTGATACCCAGAGGTTCCATCAGTTTTTCCAACTTGGGATACAGGGACAACAAAACGGCGTCCTTCACCGCAGTGAGCACCTTCGCCTCATTTGCGTGAACACCTTCAAGAATCTGCAACCAGTTCATTTCACGTTTCCAATCTGGCAATTTGTTCATGTTGCTTGCGGGATCAAAAAACTGTGAGATGCGGCGCCACTCCAACTGAATAGATGTCTCGCCCATACCTTCTGGGATATCTTCCTTGAGTTTAATATTCTCTGGTTGGCCCTCTGGCAAGTTCCACTCTACCTTTTCGGCACCAACTCCGATGCGTACAAGTGGCACTAGAGTCTGATTAGTACCGGCCCATTGTTTGAGTCTTGATACCTGTTCATCAACTGACTCACCCTTCAATACCCAATCAAACCCCTCGTCGGTTTGTCTAAATTTCATTTCAAAATTCCTCTGCTTTATCCATCAAACGATGTAAATTAAACTTACTGAAATACTTATGCACATCGCCACGACCTTTATTTTGTTGTAGTTCGTACTGTGCTACGATTTCATCTTGAATGTTCTGTGGTGTCTGTGATAAGTCAACCATAGTTCGGTTGCGAATGTATCCCTCCACCATGTCACCAGTAACCCACTCTTCTGGTTTCTGTGTCTTCCACTCTGCAATGAGAGTTTTGCGAATGGGTCTCTGTCTGTTGCCATTCACAAACACATCATCATCACTGAGAATGTTGGGCACACCATCACCCTTGTCACCAGCGATGATGTGTTCCATTAGAATTTCCTGTGCCGTAGAAGTGATCTCCACAAACTTTTTGCGGATAGGTGACCACTGTTTGACGTTCTCCCACTTCTGCAACTGTTGAAAGTCATGGTCAGCAGAGACGACCAAGAAAGGTTTTGGTTCTTGGAATAATGAGTGTTCGGTTAGATCGTTTGTCTGACTGTAAGCAGCAAGTGTACCGATCACATCATCTGCCTCTGCACCTGTTACATCAATAACAGGGTAGGGCATAAACTCATCAAGTTCCGACTTCACCTGACCCAGACAATCAAAGATAGTGTTCCAATCGTAACCACTGGCCTCTCGCGTTTTTTTGCGGCTTGCTTTGTAGTTTGGGAACACTTCTCTGCGCCAGTACCGGCGATTGTCACAGGCTATGACAACCTCACCAAACTCCTCACCCCACTTGGTTCGGTAACTGAGTATGGTACTCAAAATCATGTGGCGAATCAGATCAAAATCTACGTCACTCGTTTTTCTTTTATTCATCTCAGCCATCAGGTTACTGATACTGATCTGATTATAATCAACTAATATCATCTTCTGTTCCCCATACAATTCCAAGATCGGGATAGTATGTGTACTTCTCCCGTTTTGGATTTCCATCCTTGTCATATGCCATAGCCACACAGTGTCGAATCATTCTCTTTTCCATGTTCGCACCGTAGTAGTCTGACGCCCAATCACCATTCTTTAGGTAACCTTCCATCAATGCAATGTATCCTTTGATCTTTGCATCTTCGGCAATGGCGCCCTTATGGTTTGTCCTTATTTGTTGTCGGATCGCAGGCAACTTGTCACGGTTCTCTTTGATCCACGACTTCACCGTTTGAAAAGACAGGGGATTGTCTTCGGGCAAAGCAAGGACATCTGGGTGGATGTTTTTGTATGTGGGTGGGTTGGATTTGGCACGTTTCTCTCGCGCCAACTTGAGACGTTCCGCAGCTGCGGCACGTTGTTCTTCGGTCATAGGTTTGCGTCTACGCCGAATCTTTGGTTTGGGTGTGGTTGCCATTATGGACTCCTTGTATTACTATTATATAGTAACACAGAGGAGCCTCGGATGTCAAGGATTAAAATCCCTTACCGAAATGAAGGATATTACCGATGATTAGTGTTCTCCACTCAGACTTTTCTACGTCAAACACCGTAACGCATGTCGAGCTACCCCTTCCCTTGGTATCCGATTGAGTGCCAGTGCCAGTAGTTTTGGGCACAACGGATTCTTGCAGTGTGGCCTTTACCACTCTTTCGGTCCCATCCTTTTTCCTGTACAAGATATCACAAGTATTGTTGACCAGAACATCCATGACCGACTGTTTGTTTAATGTTTCCATACTTCTTTTCCTTTCATTTCAAAATAAAGATGATTAGCAATTTCACGGTGGCATTTTTCGTCTGGATGATATCCGGGCATTTTGCCAACAAAATCTGGGTGGTCTGGATGTAGATACATGCGAGAGAAAAGTTTAGTAGACATCTCTGGCATCGACGTTACAGACTCCAGTTTATATAACATCTTATCATAAATTCTTCCTTCACGCAAGAGATTATAGTAAGTTTCTTGTTTAAATGATCCCATGTCGAAAAATTCTTGCGGGTCGGAAAACAAATTCATTATTCTATCAAAATTGCCAGACCTCACCAATCTGCTCACACTGGTGCATGTTTCGGCTTCATCTATCACCTTCAATCCAGCCAAAACCCAGTTCCACATTTCTACATTATGAAAAGCATCCCATATATAACACGGAATATTTTTCGATCTGAACATGTAGACTAGAGATTCTACCAACCTCAACGTATCTAAGGATTGATGAATTGGGGAGTTGAATAAATCATGAGATAATATATCATCCTTCATCAAACTAAAGTTCGTAAGACGTTCATCATTGTTATTTCTAAGTTCTCGGAGATCATGACTATTCCAGTTAGAGTTTTCTTCAACCGAACCGAGTCCACACAAATCTTGCGTGTCACTGTAAATGCCACCCTTGCTCCATCCAATAAAATCAACACCAACGTGTCCATCGTTATCACACATCACCGCACACGGTCTACTGGGTTGCCACCTATTAACAAAGTTTTCATTTACAGGCACTTGAAATCTTTCTGGCCCACTCAGTTGAATTACTGCGGCACCACTAAAATTTTTATTATCTGGGTTATCAAAATAATCCAGTGTAGTTCTCCACGTTCTCCAGTTGGAACCACCACCCCTAGCAAGATTGACAGGTTCTAAATTTAATTTTTCTGCAAGGACAGCAGACCATCTGAGTTGTGCTCTTTGCTCTGGATCAACCCACTGATATGGCCGGTTTTTGTCTCCGTCAAAATATCTGGTTTCTTCGGATAACTCTGCGCCCAGAGTGACAGAACAACCATTTACAAATAGTTTAGTCATTGTTTTCCTTGTCTATCAACCATCCCAATTTTGTTCTGAGAGTTTTGTCAAGTCTTCTAAACTGAGCCAGTTCAGTTTCACTCAGTTCTTCTGTTTCTTCTACTTCTGGTATCACAACCTCTTCGACCACTGTATCATCTATACTGACAGCGGTGATTACCTCACCCCGCCTCTGCATCCATGTCATGTTTGATGAGATAACCAGAAGAATAGCGAGAGGATCGAATACCAAAACAATAAGGATAATAATCCAGCGGACAGCTGCATCAAAATGATCTTGTGCTTCGTCTCCATAAATTAACTCCGCGATATATTTTAGAGGCCCAACTTCCGCCTCAAGAGCCAAGGATTGTTTCTGTATAGGGATGAGTTGAGTTTGAATTTCTTCGATAGTTGTGTACGCAGTGTCGATCTGAGCGTTGATAGTTCGCCTTTCCTCTGCCTGCCCCTCACGAACCGCGAGTGACCCCGACGGCCCTCGTATTCTATCGTATTCGATGAGAGTTTGTACGGCACCGTCGAGTTGAGACAATACAGTCTCCGCATCTTCAATAATAACCTGTTGACGATCAATTCTGCGTTGAAAGTTTTGTATCTGAAGTTCATTGTTGCCACCCGCGCTTACGGTATGTTCAATGTGTGCCTTTGATAAGAACCCAAAGATGCCTATACTAGTTATAATAGACAAGACTACAACAGCAACAGTAAAATAAGATTTCAATAAAACAGCGGCGGTGTCCCAGTTTCGGTACAACCAAGATGCAGTAACCAGTTTCGCCACCTCCAATACCGCACCCATAGTGAGAATGGGAATCGCAGCTGCGGGAAAAATTGCCATCAGTCCTACGATGGAAAACCATCCGGCGACTGCGGAAACGGATAGTGCTGACAATACTAACAGAGACAAAAATATCATTGGAATGTTTTCTTTTCTAATTCTATCAGCGTCATCTCATTCTTTTCGTCATTACCGTCTTGTACGAAACTGATTTGGAATGGGGAGAGGTCTTCTATGTAGTCTTCAGCCTCGGCCGTAAGATTAAAGTCGGGGGATGGCAACAGAGGGGAATTGCACTCCATTGACAGGACATCCTCAAAAGAGATTGTGGTGAAGTTTGGGTCTTCATGTGTTCGTTGATGAAACAAATACACCTCCGTCATTCTTTCCGCGAAATTACGGGCGAGTTTGTTTTTGTCAATATTGTCAGTAGATACTTCTACGGGCGCCTCATCATTTTTTTCCCACTGCCACCTTTGCGACATGTTGGCAAGTGCAAACGATCTCCACTGAGAAACCAATTGTCTTCTAATGTAAACTTTTTGATGTTCTACTATATCACAAAGACCATGAACGTGAGGGTAACCCTTAGCAATCAGTCTTCTATCAGCATCCTCTATCGTGTCTGCGTTATCCATAAAAAATTCTGGGGGTTGCATACATGCGGCTTCAAATAGATTGAAGTGACATGAGCTGCCAGCAAATTCTATAGATTGATAAAGGGGGTCTTTGCCTTTTCTAAAAGCCGTACCATAAGCGTCGATGTCAGGATATTTCCCACCAGTATCCCAATCCAAGTCCTCAAGACCAGAGTACAACACTGGGTCGGCCTGGCATCTTGCATACTGGTAGTGCCAAGAACCATTTCTCGGTCCACCGAATATAAAAACATGATCTGTCATTTTGGTTTCCACTCTACGGGCGTAAACTCTGACAAGTGACTTCTTCTCAACCTAATATTCAACATGTCGTTGAGACAGTTATCATCTTCTCTTTGTTGCCACTGCAAAAGAAATTCTTGCATCTTTGCATGAGATTTTTTCTCATACTCCGCAATAGTTACTTTGGTCAGTTCGCCCTCATACTCTTTTACTATTGTGCTACTGCCATAATATTTCTCATACAGATTTTGTGGTTTGCATGAGTATCCTATGTAATATCTTCCGTCTGGAAAATATGTGCAGTAGACTCTATGTGTCTTCTTTGAGGAGGTATTTTTCTTTCTCTTCTTCGTGGTCATAACCATCAGGTAACTCTTGCACTGTTGAGTTACTATTTATGGTCTTGCCATCACCCCACAATCTCTTCATAGCATCTTCTTTGGACACGGATTCAAGTTTTGGTTTCTTATGTACTTGTTTTGATTTTGCCACGATATGGTCTCTCCATTCCACGGTAAATGATAAGTTTCCACCAAGGCAGATTCCTTGGTATTTTTTTCATGGTGTATTCCCAAGCCACACCATCAACATCCTGATATACACAGTGGTATCCTCTCCACCGTTTACTTGCTATGGGTATTACTTTACCAACGAATCCCTCAAACACCAATCTCTTGACTGCGTAGTACCAGCAGTTTGAGTATGGGGTGAGCAGGACAATTGGCATTAACAGGAACCACAACAAAAACAACCACGCGGTCATTAAAACTCTAGGGATTTTCATCTTCTATTTTTTCTACTTTCATTTCACACTTCTCTAGAAATTTCAAACCTTCGTCTGTTCTGAGGTGTGGGTTTTTCCAAACCACTCTGGAAATACCAGATTGGTATATGAGTTTGGCGCAATCCAAACACGGTGCTGTGGTGACAAACAATGTAGCCCCAACACAATTTTCATTTGATCTAGCAACCTTTGCGATTGCATTTGTCTCTGCATGTAACACTTCGGGTTTGGTTACATTCTCAACTTCACATGTGTTATCCCATCCAGAAGGCATACCATTATATCCGATAGAAATAATTCTATTCTCTTTTACAATGATACAACCAACCTTTAATCTAGTAGCAGAAGAAAGGTTGGCGTATACTTGAGCGACCTGCATGTGTGCATAATCAAACTTTACCACTCAATTTCTTCCTCGGCCTCATCGGGAAACAATTCCCGTTGATTTGGGTCATAGAAATCTTCTAGTTTCCCACCGCAGAAAGAACAAAATGATACCTCGTAATGCTCACCTGACATATCATGTTTTATTTGATAAGTTGCCTCACAGTCTTGACATTCTATATACAACGGTTTCATGCAGCAGTACCCCAGACATCTCCCCAATCACCAGACAGTGCGCCACGGGCGTAGTCTGTTGCACGATTCTCAAAGAAATTCGTGTGGGTCGGTGCGTTAATCATCTCTTCTACCCACGGCAGAGGATTCTTCTTAACCTTGAAGATACCCTTCATACCGAGCGAGATCAATCGACGGTCACAAATATATCGAATGTATTTCTTCACCTCTTCGTTTGTGAGTCCTTCCATTGGTCCCATGGCAAACGCGAGATCAATAAACTTGTCTTCTAGTTGTACCATTTGCTCGGCAATGGTGTAGATTTTGGATTTGAGATCATCATTCCACAGATCAAGGTTCTCTTCAACATATGTTCGGAACAGTTTAATCATAGACTCGGCGTGCATTGTCTCATCAACAATAGACCAAGTTACAATCTGTCCCATACCCTTCATCTTTCCGTGTCGCGGGAAGTTCAGAAGCATAATGAATGATGAAAAGAGTTGCATACCCTCGGTAAAGGCAGAGAACGCGGCAATGTTTGTTGCAACCGATTCTCTTGACCCATTGGTGTTAGATAGATCAGTAAAATAATCATGCTTATCGCGCATGGCTTCATATTCAAGGAATTCATTGTATGTACTCTCTGGCATACCCAGAGTTTCGATGAGGTGTGAGTATGCAGCGACATGCAATGCTTCTCTCGCGGCGAATCCCATCAACATCATTCTGACTTCTGGTTGGGGGAAGTATGGCAGATAGTTTGTTACATATCCACCAGCGACATCAATATCACCTTGAGTGAAAAAACGAAAGATGTTTGTTAAAAATGCTTGTTCTGACTCGTTTAGTCTACTCTTCCAATCTTTTACGTCTTCTGCCATCGGTACTTCGGTGTGTAACCAATGTGATTGTTCGTGTTTCAACCACGCCTCGTATGCCCAAGGATAGTTGAAAGGCTTGAAGTAATCTCGGTCCTGCGTTAAATCTGTTTTAGCCACTTACTGCTCCTTAGAAATGTGTGTCCCACTCAGGGGTCATAGAAAATTTGATTAGGTCTTCGTATCCACCAATATGATAATCACCAATGTATATCTGAGGAACCCGTCCCTCGGATTGATATTCTTCGGTGTACTCTACTTCCATCCCCATTAAAAATCCTTTAGCGTCATCACAATAGCTACAGTCATCTCTTGAAAGAATTTTTACCTTACTCATTGCCGGTGTCCTCTTTGTTTATTTGTTTGAAACCCCATTCCCTTTCTTTACACCACCAACATTCACCACACCGACCTCTATTCAATTCCGTACAACTGTGAGTAATAGGCATAATCTCATCCGCGATCCCAAGTGTAAAGCCCCAACGTATAGTTTGGTCTTTGGTCATATTTGCGAATGGTTGTCCTACAAACTCCTTGTGTTTTTCTTCCGGTTCCCATCGGTCATTGGGTAGAGGATATCCCTCTGGCAACATGTCACGTTGATTCGGGGGATACTTGTTCGCACCGTTCAACAGGTAGTCGGCATATCCCTTTTCAAAAATTTCATATGCGCCACTTGTGACGTAATCTGAGGGATTGTCTGAGCTGATCTGTCCTACGAGTGTTGTTTTGATTGTTGGTATTTTCAATCGCTGACAAGACCATTCCAATACTTTGTTTGCGTAGTGTTCTGCACCGTCCAACTTAGGGACTGTGAAGGGGTTACAAACTTGGTTTCGCGCAAGACACACAGATTTGGCAACATACCACAATACTGCGCTGTCCCATCCACCGGATATCACAACAGCGATCTTTTTATTTATCGGGATCATTTTTTCTAAAGTGTAAAACATTCCCATTATCCTTCGCAGGCAAGACAAGAATCTTCATCAATAAGAGACTGCATATCTATCTCTTTGATGACCTCTCTTTCGATCCTCTTTGATACTCTGTCTGCCTTACCTAGTTTCTCTGATCGGCAGTAGTACATAGTCTTCAATCCACGTTTCCACGCAAGAAAGTGGACAGCGTGTAGATACTTGATGTTTACATCGGGTCTGAAGAATACGTTCAATGACTGCGCCTGATCGATAAAAGACTGTCTGTCTGCGGCGTGTTCGATTACCCACCGTTGATCGATTTCCATTGCGGTCTTGAAGATGTCCTTCTCCCAATCATCAAGAAAACTTAGATGTTGTACTGAACCATCATTGGCGATTATCGACGACCAAGTTTCGTCATAATCGATCTTCGGATTCTCTTCAATTTTACTTTTAATGAGGACATCCAAATGCTTATTTTTGTTGAGATACGCACCACTAAGCGTGTCCTGGCGATATGCGTTAGCCCTAAAAGGTTCAATAGACGGTGAAGTGTTACCCATGATAATACTACTACTAGCATTGGGAGCGATAGCCATAATGTGACTAAATCTTCTCCCTGTGCCTGCTGCGTCAGGCGCTTCACCTCGTTCTTCACCAAGTTCCAAGTTTGCGTCATTTAAACGACTCCTGATTAATTTAAACATTCTTAGATTAGCACCCTTCGCCATTGCATTTTCCCAAGGCAATCCTTTCTTTTGCAAATATGCGTGAAAACCTAGAGCACCAATACCAATACTTCTTTCTCTAATTGCAGAAAACTTGGCCCTCTTCACTTGATCTGGGGCGTTGTCAATAAAGTATTGCAGTACGTTGTCCAACATCTCTGCAACATCTTTCAAGAAATTACTGTCCTTTGACCATGCGTCATAGTTTTCCAGATTGACGGAAGAGAGACAACACACGGCAGTACGTTCTTCGTTAGTCGGAAGAATGATTTCAGAACACAAATTTGATTGATGAATCTTCAGTCCCAAGTCCTTCTGGAATTCTGGAAGATTTCTATTACTGGTATCAATGAAGTGAAGATATGGTTCACCCGTCTCCATGCGTAGTTCCAGAATCTTCTGCCACAGTTCCTTGGCGGACACCGTGTCGCGAATTGCTCCACTATGGGGGTCAGTAAGGTTCCAACCATCATCGGCGTCAGGGTCCGCCATGCACCGCTCTACGAGTTCCATGAACCTGTCGCTGATGTTGATGCCATGATGTAAATTCAAACATCTCCAGTTTTGGTCTCCTGTTGGTTTACGCATCTCCAAGAACACTACAACATCTGGGTGTGAGATGTCCAAGTATGTGGCATAGGAACCACGGCGAGTCCGTCCTTGTCTGTACGCCAGACAAGAGGCGTCATATGTCTTGAGGTGAGGCATAACACCGACCGACTTATCGTCACTGGCGCGGATACCGAACCCGATACCGACACCACCACCTAACATAGACAACCAGTTTGTTTCCGAAAGATTTTCAACAAGACCTTCGGCGGTGTCGTTGATGTAATTTAGAAAACAAGAAATAGGCATACCACGTTTCGATCTACCGTAAGATAGAATCGGGGTTGAGTATGACAACCAATGTTTACTGGAATACTCGTACAATCGCTGAGCGTGTTCTGGATTAGAACCAAACGCCTTGCTGACGAAAGCAAATCTTTGTTGCGGAGTCGTTTCCTCATCCGTCATGTAACTTTCTTTCAGTCTTTGCAGACCCAACTTGTCAAATAAATCATCACGCGAGGTATCAATCTGAATACCCAGATATTCTTGTTTGGCCATAATCTTATTTCTCTTCTAGTGCGTCTACTATGTCTGGGAAATGAATGCCAACGATGTTCCAACATTTGTCGGCAATTTTCATGTGTTCTTTTTGTGTGCCGTTCTCACGGCGTAGTTCGCAATAGTGAATCCAAGAACGCAATGTACCACCCATATACAGTGTTGATTCTGTAAGTCCTTCTGGTAATACTGCTCTTGCCTGTTCCTTTGCGATTCCGTTGTCTAACGCCCACTGGTAAATCTTTTTTGTCTCATGGATATGTCGGTGTTGCATCATATTCCATTCTTCAGACAAACGTCCTTCTGGGGTTGAAAGTCCGTCTTTGCGGACACGGTGATCTATTTCGATGCTGTTCTGTCTATTCTTGGGGTCTTGCAATCTTGCTTGACGAGAAGTAAAATTCTCACTGACCGCATACCGCTGACTAAACTCTTGAAAACTAAAACTTCGATGTCTCAAGATTTGTCTGGCGATATCCCGCGTAGTTTTAATCTCCATTGTCATGTGTACCATTTCAAATGGAGACCAGTGATTATTTTTTGCTAAGTACCGCAAAAGTTTGGGAGAGGTTTCTTTATTATTCTGGTTGTCGGGGTTACTCACCCTAGCAACATATGAAACCAACTCTCCCGCAGTGCCACATCCTGTGATAGCAGAAGGTTTTGATACACTAATCAAATTCACTTCACTCATTATATATTCCTTTACAACTTAAACTTACTTAGACTTCAATCCATCCTGATACGCGGATACCATCTTCTTCTTTGTTTGACGAGCGTCCAACTTGATACCCTGCTTTGCAGCTTGTGCATCTAGTTGCTTTTTGGTCAACTTCATCAACTCTTCATAAGAAGGTAGTCCGAGTGATGCGAGACCTACGTCATAGTTTGCTTCTACCTGTTCCGGTGTCAGCGATTTTGATGCTCCAGTAGCGTTGTCAATCGCCTTTTCAGCTTTGGGTTTAAACATGAAAGTCCAAAAACCCCAAACAAACAATACTGCGACACCGGCAAGAATTAAAAATTCCATTACCATCTCCTAACATTTTTTCCATTGGTTAAAGTTAAATTGAGCAGACAGTCCACGGTATGTGTTGTTGTCTACTATATCTTGTACGTTCAAACCACTTGTTACCATATCATTTATATCTTTCTGAGATATGCTCTCAGGCCAAATAACGACATTGTAATTCTGATCGACGTACTTTGACATCAACTTACAAACATCCTTGTTCTTCGGTTGATTATCAAAAACGATGCGAATTTTTTCTGGATCAAAACCTAGACTATCTATCTTATTGAAAGATGTTCCGGCACACGCAATGCAGTTGTCAAGAAACAGAGAATCCAGTGGACCCTCAACAACAGTGGCCATCTTTGTGTTATCCACCTGTTCCAATCCAAATACAGTAGGAGCATCTTCCCTAACTTTGACAAGGATGTATCTCAGTGTCTCACCACGCATGGCTCGCAAAGAAACGGCAGTCAATCTACCGTGTTTGTCAAAGAATGGAATTGCTAGTCTGGGTTCCTCCGTAATAATACTCGCCGCATACTTCTCATTCAGTTGTACAACATTTTTTATGTTGTCAATATAGTAAAGTCTGTCCCAAACTTTCTTGGGGATATCTCGACTCTCCACATATTCGACAACCTCATGGTCATATGGTAATGTGCTTACCTTGTCCATTATATTATCTATAAGAGTCTTTACTTTTGGCTGTTCTGGTTCTTCGTTTTTGTCAAAGAGGGTGTGTCCGTTGGGTGTCCAATTGGACCCCGTTGGTTGCCACTGTTTTCTTTCTCCCTCGGTGTACTTCTCTAAACAATATTCCTTGTATGATAATGGGTCAAGTTGTTTCAAAACATTCCCAAAACTAGCTCCGTATCCACATTTGTGACACTTGTAGATCATGTTGTTTTCTTTGCGGAAGAAGTATCCACGCATCTTGTTCAGTTTGCGTTTGGAGTCTCCACAGAAGGGACATCTCACATTAAAGAGATAGTCATTCTTGCGCTTGAATTTCTCAAAACGATAGGAAATGAAGTTTAGGTATTTTACGTCAACATATAGCATCAGTCTATAGTACTAGAAACCCATGTATAAGTCAAGGTCTTTTTTGATTTTCAAAGATTTTTCTAGTCTAGATACGTCATCTGCAAGTCGGGGTACTTCGGTAGGTAGTTGAATCTCTTCCAAGATTTCAAAACATCTTTTTTGGTTGTGTTTTCGGCACTCCAATGTTTCTTCATGCAATTCTGGTAGTGTGTATTCTTCTCGCAGTCGTTTGAGTTCTCTAACCAACCCTCTTGCCCTGAGATATGGATTTGGTTCCATGTCATACTCGTAGTTGATTATTTGGTGTGGGAAATGAAATCCCCATTCCATGAGTGGGTCCATCATATTTTTGTTGCCAAAAATCAGAGGTAGTCTCATGCCAAGCATCGGTTTCCAAGTTTTTTCTGTATAGAACGTGTGATCTTCATGTGTCTCTACCACCAAGTCAATGAGACACAGATCATACCAAGGCGGGAATCTGTGAGTCTTTTGTTGGTTATCACCTTTCCATACACATCTATCGACATCTTCTCTGTAGTGTTCTACAACATCCCTATAGATGCCTTTGCCGACAAAGGTGACATACTGACCAATACACCTCTGTGACAGTAACAGGTCATAAATCATCTCTCTGTGGGGTCTCTTCTGACCCAACATACATGTATACAATTGGCAGGGTAGGCGGGATGTTTGCCAGTATTGTTCTGGGTCTACGCCGCTGTTTACGATATCCCAACAGGCATTCACCGTATCAATTAACCAGAAGTACGGCCAACTAATAAATTTTGTGTTGTTTTCGGGGTATTGTTTTGGATGTAAGTTACCAGTGATTTCTGTGTAACTTTTGACTTTTAGGGGTCGGTTGTTGTAATCGTAATCAGGTACAATTTCTACTTCATTGGAATTGTAAAACAAAACATCTTCGTTGTGGTATCGTCCACGCAGTAGAGAGTCTTTGGTTTGGTTATCGTTGATTACAATCATTACATAATAGTACCACCAATGTGGCCAAATGTCAACCCAATAAGTTCATAAGACTCGCGTTACCAGCAATAAATCCAAGTACTGCAGCAGCACCCATAATCATCCACTGTCTCTTTTCTACATTGCGGAGTCGTTCTTCTTCTATGCGTTGTTGATCCAACATTGCATCCTTCAAATCTGCTATAGAATCCATGAGACTTTTAGTCTCTTCTTTCATCTCTTCAGATAATTCTCTATGAACCGTAGTGATCCTAGAGTGAAGTTGTTCATACCTCTGGTCAAACATAGAAAATTGCGTCTCCAATTCGATTTCCGTAGCGTTAATTCTAGTTTCGTGAGAAGATAATACTTCTCGTATGGATACGTTTAGTTCTGCAATTTTTTCTATGGAAGTGTCAAGACGACTAAAAAATCCTTCCATTTTTCTGGTATCAGCTTCCAGTACGGCGATTCTGGTCTCAGTTGACATTTGGAAACTTCCTCTTCTTCTTTCTACGTTGAAGAGGCATTGCTATGGATTTTCGGCCTGGTTCACCTTGCGCGTCAGTTCCCAGACCAGCGATTTTACCACCCGTCATTGGTCCTGCAACATTAGCGATTTCTTCTCCCATCATGAAATATTTGAATGGGACATTACCAGCTTCTAGAATTTTAGCCTCAGTGATTACATTTTCATCTTGTGAATACATATCAAGTAAAACTTGAAATTCATCATCTGACATATTTTCGATGTCATTGTTTTCTCTTATCATGGCAATAGCAGAAGCAAATACTAATAATCTTCTGGCAGCTGCATTTGATGAGGTGGTCAATGCTCTACGAATTTTGAATCCGAGTCTATCTAAAAAGGTGTATGCGTTTCGTTCTTCGGAGGTGCGAGGGTCTTTAATTTTGTTGCCTTTATTGTCGATGATACCCATCTCAAAAGCTGGATGCTTCTCGTAGGGTGTACTAAACAACCTGAGAAGTCTTATCGCTACGAGACTATCAACTACAGTTCTTGACATCAGATATTCCTAAGTATGTTAATAATTTTAAAGTCCAGTGGTATATCATCACCGCGAACACCACCAGTAATTATTGACTCCAAAGGCATCCGGTTTAGGAATACCAAAAAAGTTTTTAGTATTGACCAATGTTGTTTATCAATCTTGTAAAACAACATTGGAGTAGCATGTCTATCAAACACGTTGTATAATACTATAAGGTGATTCAAGATGAGTCTGTCATTTAATTGACCCGATCTTTCATATCTTCTAAACAACCTCTTCAGATACTTGAATCTTTTTACATCTTCCTCAAAGTCTTCGATCCCCGAACACTCTGGACTGTTGTAATGTTTTATAGCATAAACAAGATAATTACTTTCATTCAATTCAATCATATTATTATTAGGTTACCGCAGCAGAACCCCCAACCATCCACCACTTCGATCCTGCATAAATCAGAAGGGCGGTGTCACCAGCACTGTCAAAGGTAATAGTGTCATGTCCCAGATCGCTGTCATCCAGCAAAAGGGTCACGGCACTAGCATTAGAAGTCATGATGATAGTTTTTAACTGACCCGTAGTTCCACCAGTGAGGGTAAGAGTACCACCAACAGCAGGATCAACAATCAGATGTACGTTGTAATCATTTGACAATACACCAGCACTTGTAACATTTATATGATCTCCAATAGAAACCTTGTCTGCGAACAATGTTGGAGTAGAAATCTGTCCAAATATGTTTGCAGTACTAACTTTCTTACTGGAACCACCTTGTACAAGGTAGTGGGTATCATCAGCGGCCACCGAGGTGGCCGCAGTGAGTTCTGATAGTTTTGAATCAGACATCAGTTAAACCTTATGAGTCGGGGAATTCAGTATCGTCATCATCGGCAGTAGCGACAGCAGTACCCGTTCCAGTACCAGCGCCAGAAGCGGTGAATACTGTGCCTGGGTTAGAGTCAGCGGCACCAACTGCGGTGAAGTCGGTAGTTCCAGTGGTAAGAATTTTGTACTCAGTTGCGGCGGCAAGAGCAGTAGCGACAACACCTACAGCCGCCTCGTATACTGCGTCAGTAGATGCGGATGCCATAGCAACAAGAGTTTCATACTTCTTGCGCGAACCGACAGTAGTTCTCCGTACCCAACCGGGCTGTGTAATACCAGCAGTAGCAGCGACTTCCGCTTCGTCAACCATAAAGATTTCAGATGCAGGAATCCCAGTAATTACTGGCTTATTGGATTTTGACCATGCGCTCATTGTGACTTTCTCCTTGGGTCTATTATTTTATTTATACGTGCTTCTTAAAATGATCGTGGCTCTTGTGGGCAGACGTTTGCATTGCTTGTTTGTCAGCGGGTTTGCTGTTCATGTACTTATTCAAGAACTTTGCAGCGTGTCCTTTACTGATCTTGTGCGTCTTCCCATCTTGGAATTGAACCTCTTTACCAACGGTAATTGCTTTTCGCATCTGAGGTACAATGTGTTCGATTTCTTTTGCGTTTGATGCGTCACTGACCTTTGCGGGTTTGTCCGACTTAGTAGGAGCAAGACCTTTCTTATCATCCGCATCATAGTCTCTCTTTGCATCCGCAGCGGCATCTTCAGTGATACCCTTCTTCTTCATGAGTCTTGCCTTGGCAGCACCAGCATCTTTATTTGAGATACGCATCCCACCAGTGTTGTGACTTGCCTTGTCCTTTGACATAGCACCAGAAGACTTTGCATAATCATTCTTCATGGTGTAGTTTTCATTCTTTGCGTTGTGTGCGGCATCTACACTGTTGAAGAATTTCTTTTTCTCTTCTGGGGACATAGAACCAAGAGACTTACCTGATTTCTTCAGCATCGCCTGAAACTTTGCCTTGAATTCCATTTCGATCAACTCATCCAACTCTTCATCGGAGTAGTCATCGAACATACCTTCGTTTGCAGTGCGGAGAGCCTTCTGAGCGCCTGGGTGATTAGAAAGACCTTTCTTAATCTTTTCCATCTTCTTTGCGGCACCCGTCATGTCACCACCCTTGTGACGGGGGTCATTTGCAATACCCTTCGCCATCTTAACTTGTTTACCAGTGATATACTCTTTGAGTTGATATCCCTTGTCATCGCATTCGGAACAACCTTTACCCTTACACTCTGGACAATCAACCTTTTTAACTTCGTCAAGGCCCGGATCAGTTTCCCTCTCAGTCTTTGAAACTTTGCGAGAAAGTCTCTCGGCGGCCTTCTTGGCGCGTTGTCGAGAATCTTCTGCGTCTGAGCCAGGATTCTTAACTTTGTACTCGTCGAGTTTTGATTTCTTAGCGGCGGCAAACGGATTGTTCATGTCCACGGTAATTTCCTCTTCGGTCTCTTCTTTGGAGAGTTTAGCAGCGATGGCCATCTCTCTCTTCTTTTCTTTAGACTTGCCCTTAAATTGGGGTGCATCAGACTTTTGGAAGTCCTTGATGACTTCACCCATTTCCATGTCTTCAACCTTTTCTTCTAGGTCCGTTTCTTCGTTAGTAGCAGGAACCTTGGCAGTAGATAAACCATACTTCTTGTAAACGGATGAATATCTCTTCTTACTTGCAAGACGGTCACCCTTCACACGTTTTTTAATCTTATCTACATCCTGAGTACCAACCGCCTTTTCACGATCAGTCTCGTTCTTTTGTTGGTAACTTGCCAACATTTTAGATGATACTTCATCAACCTGTTCTACATCTTCACTAACTGATTTCCAACTTCCACCGGCTTTTTTATACATCTTGGCAGCCCAACCATTGGCATAAGCAGAAGGATACACATCGAATTTTGCCTTCGCCTGTGACTTGTACTTTGACCACAACTTCGGGTTTGTTGGGACATTCTTCTCTTCAAGAGTCTGAATGTCCAACAACAGTTCTTCCCATTCATTCAAGGTTACATCATCACTCTCTTCGGCCGTTTCGATCTCACTCTCTTCGGTCTGATAGCGATTCTTTTGAGTGTGTTGTCGTGCTTTCTGGAATACTGTATCGTCACCAAGTATGATATACATCATTTGGTCAAGAACACCACTAACAGCATCTCTTTCTTGCGGAGTACCCACTTTACCAGATTTCATTTTTTCAAGACCACGTTTTAACAGTGGCAGTTTTGCAACTGGCAACATACCCTGTCGAACCAGCATATCAAGTCTTCTTGACATATCAGCTTCTAATAGGGTAGATTCTCCAGACTGTAATATGTCACGGATGTTTCTTTCTACCGGCATTGTGTATACTCCAAAATAAATTTGACGTTTCAATATATTTATAAAGATAACTTATTCTGTTTGTACTCTTCTATAGCTGATTTTACCATTTCTTCGGGTGGATTCATCATACTAGGCAATTCTCTGAAATTTTTCAACATATCGGCCTTACTAAACCCCACTCCTTGCCAGTTTGATTGGTTAAAAATGGGTACACCCCTATCCCAATATCTATCATGACCAAATAACATGTTCTGCACACCAATATATGCACTGACCGCATCATAGTGTTCGTTTTTCCACATATATGTCAAATGGTGCCAGTGTGGACTATTCAAATCTGGTTCAAGGAGTTTGATTCTTCTCTTGAAATAATCATCGACATTTGGATCGGCGTAGATGTGATCTAGTCTGTCGCCTACTGGTTCGATTTCCATTGGTTGCGGGGTCTTGTACCACTTGTCTTTCTTAGAGGTAAGATCACTGGGTCGCGTCATTCCATTGTCTCTCATAATATGTAGAGGGAACATCGATACTGCCTGAGACTGCCAATTATCATCCAACCACTTGAAGGTCCAGTCTAGAGTTTCTGGAGTCTCGTACGGCAACCCCCAAATCAAACTTATCTCCCCCCGATAAAACCCATTCTCTTTTAAGAAATATTCTTTAGCTTTTAGAATGCCATCTAGAATCTTCTTTGGGTCACCACCCTTTCCCATTGATTTGGCACTTGCATGATTTGTTGATTCGATCCCATAGAGATGACTATTGAATCTCATTCTAGCAAGTTCTTCTAGGTCACCCTTGCGTTGAGTCATCAAGTCTGCGCGAATGTACCCAGTAAAGTTTGGTTTAAAATCACATGACTGAACAACATCACCATACTTTTTAATTTTTGGAATGTAGTCATTGAAAGTATCATCAGTAATGATGTACTCTGTTGTTCCCCAAAGGTCATAGTTTTCTTTTATGTTTCTCTCAAAACAATCTTGTGAACGAGTATAGTCACCCTTCACACCCAGAATCGGGAAGTTGCAATAGGAACAGGCGAATCGACATCCTCTAGAAGTTTCCATAGACAAAACTTCGTAGGGTTTAATAAAGTCTCTTTTCTCGTATCGGATTGGCAATTCAGACCAAGGGTACGCATGATACTTTGAGTTTTCCCAACAATCTACTACTGGAAATGTAGGTCCGCCTTCAAAGGGCGTAAATTGTTTTACTTCTGGATTACCCTGTATTATGGCCTTCATGCCGAGTTCACCATAACCAATACAGTAATAATCGATGTTTGGTATTTTCATAAGTGACCAGATGTCCTGACTTCCAGCACAAGTGGTCACATTGGGATAATTGGTTTTAACGTATTTGAATAGATTAACAATGTTCGGGGCTGCAAGAAAGAAGAGTCCACCCACACCCACCATTTTAGTGTCTGGTCCGACCCTGCTATCTACAATTTCAACGAGTTCTTCATACCGCCAAGAAAACATAAAATCGACAACTTCTACGTTAAAGTCGAATTCATCTCTTAGGTATGTGGCAATTCGGTAGGTGCCAGAAGTTCGACTTCTGGTTTCGTAACTAGGTTCTTCTGTTGCAGCCTGTACGCCGTGTGAATACGAACCTAGTCCCGTAAATAATAGTACGTCAACGTAATCCATGTTGTCTCCATCATCAATATATTTTTTTCAAATCAAATCCAACTGGATTTACAACTCTTATTTCATGTCTCTTTTTATCAGTACCAATAAAAATAATGTGGTTTTGTTTTAGTTTTAAGATTTTTTTAGCATGATAAGTTTTTGGACTAAACGTCTCTATGCGAGTACCATCAGGCAGAACAGTAGTTTCGCCTGGGTAGTAAACAGTAAGTTGATATTCTTCCTTCAACCACTCTTTAATTTTTTCTATTAACCATCTCATAAACAGTATTTATAGTTTTTCTTTGATTAGTTTTATGATTATTTCTGCCCACTTTGCATTTGTTTCTTCGCCTGGGTGTATGAGGTCTCTGGCCATAGAAACCCCATCAAAAGATTCATCTCCACGTTGAGCACAGTGTTTCCAATAATGATAAGCTTTAAACTCTCTGTCAAAGTCCTTTGAATAGTCAGCCAAAACGAAAGGGATATCCAGTTCTTTTGCGATATCTCGCAACACCATGATGTTCTTGGTTGTCTGAATAAGGTTATTCATGTCATCCGTGACACATTGATACTCCATTGACATTACATACTCTTCTGTAATTTTCCTGTATTTTGAAATCTGTTGAGAAGAGGTGGTTACAATCTGAGATCCGTTAAAGTAGTTCCACCTTCTTGGTGGTGGTGTAAAAACAACCATCGCTTTTGGTTTCTTGACAGTGTGTTTGAGTAAGAACAAAGCATGAATTACGCTTGCATCAAGTCCAACGCCAGGGATACCGAAATTAAAATTTGCAAGACCCAGTTCTTTTGATACTATCTCAGTGAAGGTATGTTCCTTGTCTAGACCGATACCGAATGTAAAACTGCATCCATAGAAAATAATTCCGTCTTCATCATAACCGTGGTCTATTCGGTATCCTTGGTCGTTGAGGAGGTACTGGACTGAAACGGCGTTTTGCGACCCGTCAGTTCTTATCCAGTTAAACTGTTCCAGACACTTTCGGGTCTGGGGGTCATTCTTGTGTTCGTTAAAGGTTTCTTGTGTGTCTGGGTCAATCCAAAACAAATTATGTGTTCTGTTTTCTTTCCACGAGTCTATTGAATCACATAAAGCAAGATTGATACCACCGAGGCACTTTCGGATTGTTGGCAGATTTTCTTGTGGGAGACACACACTGTTTTCCCAAGAAAGACCTTTACCCAAGTACTGTCTTGTGTACTTCAGAATATCATCAATTGTCATAACGAAATTAAACTCTTAGCAGTTCCATCTTCTTCTTGCAGCCTTACCTCTTTCACCCGTCCAACCGCGTGATCGGGCACAGAAGGATTTTCTTCTATTAGCCGCTTTGCTACCTTTCTTTAGTTTACTAGGAGGCGTAGTAACAGCAGTCTGTAGATTGCCGCCGGTTCTGCGGTTCTCTGCATCTACGCCCTTCTGTGTCAGACCAGCACCTTTATCAGTGGGCCGTTTGTGTCCAGACTTAATACCTTCTTCTGTGACAAACTCCAAAAAAGTCTTCATTTCTTCTTCACCTTAAACTTCTTAGCCTTCTGTTTAGACGCCTGTGACTTCGCCTGTGCTGGATTATATTTCTTAGCCTTCTGTGGTTTACTTCTTCTTGAAGTAAGTCTCTTCAGTTCGTTCTTTCTGATTATCGGGACCATTCTCTGTGCGAGTCTAGAAACCAGACCACCAAAACGTTTGGCCATCGCTTCAATTCTTGCCTTCTCTGCGGGTGGCAAAGACTTGATATCTCTACCTCTCGCAATGCGACCTTTAATCATGTTTCTTGCACCGCGAGATGCCCTTCTCTTAATTCTTGCGGGGTCGGCGGCTCTTCTGGATGCCCTCATACGAGCAACCTTCAGTTTTTGTTTGTTACGACGAGCGTTGAATCGACGTTTCATTCTACCTTGAATTGACAGATTTTCAAGGATATCAATGTTATCGTGAATATCCTCATCTTCCTCTGCCGCAGCATCTAATTCTTCAACTTCTTCTTCGTCATACATTCCAAGATCAATTAGGTCATCGAAATTCATGCCATCAATCTGAGTTTCCATCTCTTCGATTTCTCTCTCACTGAATACATGGTGGTCCATTTCCAAAACATCATAATCGGCATCTTCTTCACAACCACAGTGTTCTTTCACTGCTTGCTTACCGTATGTGATGCAGGGGTCTTGACCGCAACCGCAGTTCTCTTGTACCTTTGCCTTGTAGTGGTACTTATTAGTAGTCTTGTTTTTCTTTGTGGTTTCTCCTGGCTCGCCAGGTGTTACTGCCTTCAAATACGCAGTTCCTTCTGGTCTACCCCACTCGTACTTACTAATCTGCACATCTTCATACATACCAGCAAGAGTTCTGGGATCAACCTTATCCGAAACCTGTCCTGCAACCTTTGCGGCATAGTACTCAACACCATGTCGGAGTTTGCCACCACCCTCTTTCTTCTTGCGGTCTACAATTTGTTTCAGAAGTTTGTGTGCGTGTTTGTACTGAGTTTTATAGACAGTCTTTGCCAGTGCGGGTTGCATCCACTGCGGAGTCTCTGATACTGGGACGCAATTCGGAACAACCCTATTGCCTTTCTTTTTCAGACCTTTCTCTTTATATCCATTCCAACACTTTTCATCAATCTTCTCTTCTGATTTTACTGTTTTCGCTGATGTCTGTTGAAATTTTTTCTTCATGTCCTCATAGTACTTCAACTTGGCTTCCAAGTCCATACCATGTTTGTCTTTAAGTCTTTTTGCAAAACGATCTTGTGCTGACATTGATGCCTCTTTGACATCGGTCTTTACCATAACTGGTTTGCCGCCCTTACCACTACGATCTGCAACTGGGTCTTTCCTTCTTTTTCTTCTAGCAGATGTTGCCCTGTCATCTTTGGACATGCTGTGAGCCTTTGATCTGGGCATACACTTGGGTTTGCCTTCTCCAGGCTCTCTAGCACAGTCACCTTTGATCTTTCCGTCTGTACCTACACGGACCCAATCACCTTTTGGC